ATGTCATATTGAATGGCCAGCTGGCGGTGGTATGCCTGGTGTTAGTTCGTACTGTGATAACTGGGCAAAATGCTGTGCGGGTGGCTCAGGACAGGGCGGTTCTGGAGTTGTTAGAATAACTTTTATGTAAAATGATAAATACTTGTAGGAGCAAAACGCAATGAGAAGAATAGAAAAAGAGTTTACTTACCCAATTTGGGATGAGTGGAGAACAGATAGTTTTACTAAAGGTATTACTGGAAAGCACACTTACAAAGGTCCAGAATTCCTTACATTAGAAGTAAACAATGACAAGAGTAGTCCTGATTATGGAAAAGAATCAGGTTGGTGCTTGATGCTCAAATCTGAATTAGAAAGACCTACTGGTGCTGACATTATGAGAGTCACTGTAGATTGTAAAGAAAATCCATTGCTTTGTGAAATTGTTAACGATGAAGGACGAGAAGATTTAGTTCATATGCGTCGTGGCAGAAAATGGGAAGTACTTTGGGACGCTCCAGACGGATATCCAGATGTAGAATATACAAAAGAAGTAGAACCAAGAGACGTATATGATGATCAAAATGTAAAATACGACATTGAAAATGATAAATGGATTATTCCAACTCATGACTGGGAAGCTACAGGTACAAATAAATCTATTACTTGGAATCAAGTAAGAGATGTAAGAGATGCTCATTTACATGAAACAGATGCTAAAGTAGGACAAACAGACGCTCCAGAAGCACTACAAAAAGAGTGGACAGACTACAGACAAAAATTAAGAGATCTTCCTGCTGTAATGGAAGCTAAAGGTTACGAACCATGGCAAGCAGTGATGATGTTTCCTTCATATCCAAGAGATATGAGAGACCCAGAAGAAAGTTCAGATCCAAATGATCCGTACAGAGATGGTGCTTATCCTATTGATGTTGAAGTACACGCTCTAAGAACAGCTGGTAAAAAAGGCTAATCACTTTTAATTACACACACCACTAGAACTCAATAAATATTTCTATACAAGGAAATATTGGAGTTTAATTTGTCTCGCAAAAAAGCATATTTTATGAACGGTGGAGCAGGCCGTGTAATAGCGTCTATTCCTGCCTTTGAAAAGTTATACGAAAACGATAAAGACTTTATTATTGTTTGTGAAGGAGGTATGGACTTTTATAAAGGACATCCACAATTACATGAATTAGCGTACGATCATTGGCATAAAAATTTATTTAAGGATTATATTAAAGACAGAGATTGTATTACTCCTGAACCTTATAGAGTTTGGGAATATTATAATCAAAAATGTAGTTTAGCACAAGCGTTTGATATAGCTATTAACAACGAAGGAGTCAGAGATTTACCTGATCCAAAAATCTATATGAACAAACATGAACTTGTTCAAGGTTATAAAGTTGTTGAAGAAATAAAAGCAGTTACCGGCAAAGATAAAGTTGTGGTATTTCAACCATTTGGTAGAACAGCCGAGAACATGGGTGACTTTGTAATTGATGGTACATCAAGAAGTTTCCATCTTAATGATGTAATTAGAATTTGTAAAGACTTGAGAGACGATTATGCTGTAATTATAATGAGTGAATTTCCTGTTACAATAGAAGAAAAACCAAAAGTACCAATAGCAGTTCCACAAATACCTGATGTAAGAGTTTGGTCAAGCGTAATACAAATAGCAGATCATTTTATAGGCTGTGATAGTTTAGGACAACACATGGCAAAAGCATTAGGAACAAGCTGTACTAGTGTTATTGGTAGCACATATCCAATTAATATTTCATATCCTAATAGTCCAGACTTTGACGTTATAGACTTAGGAGAAGGAAAAAGAAAATTTAGCCCAATAAGATTATCAATGGAAGACGAAATTGAAAGATACAATGACGAAGTTATGGAGTTAACTGATGAAACTTTTAAACAAATTATATCAAGTGCTCGTAAGAGGCTTGGTAAGCCTAGGACTTATACGGGAACGTACAAACCCGAACAAGGACAACAAGGAGAAGTCTGCCCGACGCATGGGGTTGTCCACAAAAATGATGCAGGAGTAACTCATGCTAAACCACAGGCACAGATTTTAGGAAGGACTGGACAATGACACAGTGGATAGGAGCAATCACAAGAGGTCATAATGGAGGTGCTGTCTTATTAAAAGACGGAGAAGTAGTATTCGCTATTGAAGAAGAAAGATTATCACGGAAAAAATATGACGGTGGCCCTTATGCTTCCATGATTAAATTTAAAGAGTTTACAGATAAGTTAGATTATCTAGTTGTTGCTCATACGCAACCTTTAGAAGAATCTAGTAGAGTTGATTTCAGTGGTGGAGATATTTACACAGGACTAGCAAGAAAATTAGGACTAATAGATGGTAAGGATTCAGCCTATGATCAAAACGCAAAGCATAGACAAGTAATTGATCTTAGCCATATTCATCATAAATTACACGCCGCTTGTGCTTTTTATAGATCAGGTTTTGAATCAGCTACATCAGTAATTGTTGATGGTGCTGGAACTTTTATTCCAATGAATATTAATTCTGGAAATTTTAACGAAGAATTTATGACGTGGGAGTGTGAAAGTATTTTTTCTTGTAATTATCCAGATGATTTCAAAACTTTATATAAACATCAAGGAGGTAATGGACCTTATCCTGGTACTCATGTAACACAAATTCCTAGTGATAGAGAAGGTGAAGAAGGGTATCATGAACTTATACTAGATGACTCAGCTGGGATTGTAAAAGCCTATGAAGCAGTTACACAATATTGCGGATTTCAACCTATTGAAGCAGGAAAAACAATGGGATTAGCTCCATATGGTAAACCAAATAATAAAATTCCTCCGATTTATACAGACGGCGCAGGAGGAAAATGGAGAACTTCTGATAGAAATGTAATTATTCCTACATATCCAAATGCGGCATTAGTAAATGACGGAAAATATGATTATCTATATACATCGGGAGACTTACAAAACAGTAAAGTTGATTTAACAACTTTAGAAAACAGAAGAGATCTTGCTTATGCTGTCCAAGATCAATCACAGCAAGAAGTTTTAAAATTAATATTCAAAGCTGTGGAAATGACTGGAAATAAAAATGTTGTGTTAAGTGGAGGATACGCATTAAATTGTGTGGCTAATTATTGGTATCTTGACAAACTTAATAAAGAAGATATAAAATTATATGTTGAACCTGTGTCAAGTGACGCTGGAACAGCTATAGGAGCCGCTTTATTATTATACCATCAACTTACAAAGGATAAAAAAGTTAGATCATATACAGAAACAATTTATGAAGGCTTTAAATATGATTTATCTCTCAATGACATTGATGCCGTTGCTGAAAAATACGGAGCAACTACAAGTGAAGCGGACCATAAAAAGGTTGTTGAAATAATACGTAATAAAAATATTGTTGCTTTATGGCAAGATAGATCCGAAAATGGTCCAAGAGCATTAGGAAATAGAAGTTTATTATTTGATCCTACTGTTGAAGATGGTAAGGATCATGTAAACAGAGTGAAACGTAGAGAGTATTTTAGACCTTTTGCTGGCACAATAATGCTAGATCATGCTCACGAATGGTTTGACATGCGTGGTTTAGAACAATCTCCACATATGATGTACGCTATGAATTGTCAAGAAGGAGTAGCTGAAAAAATTCCTAGTATAATCCATGTAGATGGAACATGTAGAATACAAACTGTAACCCAAGAACAAAATAAACATTACTATGACATCATAAAAGAGTTTTACGATCAATCCGGTGTGCCTATAATTTTCAATACAAGTTTCAATTTAGGTGGCGAACCGTTGGTAGAAACATTAGATGATGCTGTGAGAACATTATATAACAGTGAAATTGAATATCTTTATCTACCTGAATTTGGAAAATTGGTAGAAATGAAGAATTAATGTTCATAGATTTATATTCAATCCCAGTTTTTGCTGAACCTTTACAAACACACAATCAAGTACAGGAAGATTTTACTAACATTATACAGGATGATAGTAATTTTAATAAGTATCCTAGCTGGTATTGTAATGTTGATACTACTTTTGGACTTCCAGATTCAAATAAATTACCTTTTCACAACTTTATCAAGGGTGCGGTTGCTGGACTAAACACCTATCTAAAAAAATTAGGAGTTGATTGTTCTGTTTCTTATGGTGTTGAATGTTGGCTTAACAGATACAGCAAAAATCAACACCAAGAATTACACAATCATGCTGGTGAAAGTGTAATAAGTTGTGCTTATATGCTTAAACTTCCCCCAAACAGTGGCAGATTTGTTTTTTATAGAAACACATATGACTTCTTTCACGGAAGTTCACTGCCCAGTCTTAGCACTGAACCTTTTAGATACAATAATAGAATCACTCCTCCTTTACGAGAAGGAGACATTGTGTTTTTTCCAAGTGTGCTAGAACATTATGTAACTGTTAATGAAAGTGATGAAACCAGAGTGACTATTAGTGCTAACTTTACTATAAACGAGAGAATAGATGAAGAAAAACAAGATTAATGAAGAAGAAGTTTTTGAAATAAGCAAAAACTATTCAGTCGACATAAAAAAATTAGGAAGAAAGCAAACAACCGTAGTAGTTGTGGATGACTTTTACAAAAATCCTATGATGGTAAGACAATTAGCTTTAGATATTCCAGCTTCATTTAATCAACGTATCAGAGGAAATAACCCTGCTTGGAGAATTAATGCTTTTTATGTCTTAGATTCAATGGCTTGGGTGTTTGATCAGCTTTGTAGACAGTATTATCCAAATATAATGTCCCATTGGTCACCAAACATGATGAGTGAAAGTTTTATGAGAGCTACTTTTATGGTAAATGTAATGCAATCTGAAAATTTACCACCTATGTCCCCACACATGGACAATCCAAGTGGCTTAAATTTTGCTAGTACCATATATTTAAACACAGAAAATGAAAGTAACGGTGGAACTTCCTTTTATGAGTTTGCCGGAAAAGAGTCTATACAGGATAATGATTCATATAACTATTATGACAAGGAAAAAACTACTCCTATTACAAAATATATTACGGATTCGATAGGAGATTGGGAAATGACTGGCATGGTTCCAATGAAATTTAACAGAATGGTGTTGTATCCACAGAACATGTTACACACCGCATACGTAAAACAAGGAATGTTTTATGATAATTTGTATAGATTGAACCAACAGTTCTTTATTTAGGAGGAAACATGGAAGGTGATTTTAATGGAATAGAAGAATACAGGCATGTATTTCCTTTAGACTATTGTAAAAAGTTAATTGAAACATTTGAACAACGTGCTTCTATGCAGTTGACCGAACATCAAACTGGTTTTAAAAATCAAGATGAAAGAATATTCATGGATCTAGCAAATCATAATAATATGTTTCATGTAGACGCAGATTTATGTAAGTTTTTCTATCAAACTGTAATGACCACGTATGAAGAGAAATATAGATCAAAATATGATAGTTTAGCCGCAGTTGTACAGCATTCACCCAAAGGAATGAGCATACAAAAAACAAGACCACATCAAGGATACCATGCTTGGCATTGTGAGAACGCTGATTTGTGTACATCTTCAAGGGTAATGGCGTACACTTTGTATCTTAATGCTGTAGAAGAAGGTGGCGAGACAGAATTTTTATATCAAGGCGTAAAAATAAAACCAGAACCTGGTAAGTTAGCATTCTTTCCAGCTTACTATACTCATCCGCATAGGGGAAATCCTATTTACAAAGGAATTAAGTACATAGTATCTGGATGGTATACATTAGACGAATAGGAGTAACAATGAGATTATTGATAGCAGTACTGTTTTTGTTTACAGTAGTCGCTGTATTTACAGACACAAGAGCAAAAGCAGGAGAATGGCAAGAGAAACCTGTAATGTGTGGTCCAGAAGAAGAAATTTTTCCTTTATTGCGTGATAAAGAAGAACAATTACTTCTAAGAGGAGATTTGTTAGCTAAAGTTAGAGATCCAGATGAAGCAAACGGCCTATCGGTTACTCCAGCTATATTGCCTTTAGCTGTATATGGTAATTTTGAGACAGGAACATATACTATTCTTGAATATCATGGTGAACCCTATCAACAATTTTGCGTAATCGCATTTGGTCAAAACTTACACCTACCTGATTATGGAGTAACAAAGTGAAAATTTGTGTTGTAGGTGGAGGAACTGCTGGCTTTGTTGCCGCTCTTATTTTAAAAAAGAGCTATCCACAATTTACTGTAGACGTTATCCGTAGCACAAAGATTGGAACAATTGGAGTTGGTGAAGGAAGTACAGAACACTGGCAAGCCTTTATGGATTTTTGTACTATTACCGCGGGTGAATTAATAAAAGAAACAGACGCAACATTTAAATCAGGTATAATGTTCCAAAATTGGAATAAAAATGATTTTTTACAGAGTGTCCACGATCCTTTTGTAGGTGAACACCTAGGTATGCCTTTAATGTATGCTAAATTGATATCAAATAATGTTCATCCTAAAGAATTTGTAGGCGAGTACACATGGAAAAGCTACACACCTTTTAATAAATTTATGGACGAAAGGCCTAATGACGTAGGAGTAAGTCAATATCATTTTAATACTAGTAAGTTAAATGACTTTCTAACAAAGAAAGCAATTGAATATGGTTGCCAAGTAATAGATGATGAAATAATCGGTATAAACATGCCAGACGGAAAAAATATTACAAGTCTAAAAGGTGAAAAGTCAGATTATCATTATGATTTACTAAAAATATTGA